CCGAGGTCGGTGTCGTCGGTGACCGAGAGCTTGCCGACGATCCGGGTATCGCCAGCGAGAGTGATGCCGCCGGAGGCGGTGACATGCGACTTGCCGCCCTCGGGCAGCGTCGCGGTGAGCTGATGCGACTCGGGGTCATAGCGAAAGACGGCGCCATCGCGGAACGTGGTGACCTTGGCCGTGGCGCTGCCGGCCGGGCGCGGTACCGCGTTGGAGTAGATCGCCGGATGCACGACACCGCGCGCGGTATCCCCGCCGGGACAGAACACCATCACCTGCTCGCCGATGCTCGGGTCCCAGCCCGTGCTGGCGTCACCGGCACGTTCCACAAACCACGGCATCGGCCGCGTCAGCAGCGCACCGGTCCTTACCGTGCACAAGCCTGCGTCATGATCGACGGAGGCGATCGTGCCGAAGCGCAGCAGGTTCTGCAGCAGACGCAAGATTTCGACGAGCTGATCCATGCCGGCATGGTGCTAATGCCATGCGCGCGAGGGCTAGGCGCGGCCGATGTACCAGTGGGCTGGTACATCGATAAACGGCGTGTCGTGTAAAAGCGGCTCCGCGCTCTCGTTGAATTTCTGCTTAGACGGAGCCCTCAACGCTGCAGGTCAGCGTGATGGTCGTCGTCGATAAAACCTGTCCCGTTGAAGCATTGCGGAACTGTATGGTGAGTGCGCCGCTCTGGTCTTTGGAGCCGCCTTGGAATCCGACGGTCTGCCCGAAGCCCGCCTGCTGCGCCGCGCTGCAGGACAGCCAGTTCGATGCACTGCCAAAGCTCCCGCTGGTGGTTCCTGACGACTGGTTTAGCGTCCACGACCCACTGAACGCGACTTGCACCGCCGAGACGGCCAGCCCGAAGGTGTTCCATGTGCCGGACGCGTTGACCGTGTTTCCCGCCGGTATCGTGCCCGAGGCGGCGGCGTGTGCACGGTAACCCGTGACGTTATACGTGCCGTTCGTCGCGACGTTGAAGTAAATGTTGGCTTGCGCCGTTTGCCGATTACCCGCCACGTCGCCCGCGTTATATTGCTTGCCGTTGATGGGCAGGCTATAGACGGCCGTGCCCCTGGTCGTCCATCGCGGGCCGTTGTCGACGCCGGCACTGTTGCGGTAACCGAAATTCGGTCCTGGTGTTCCGTAGGGTGCGGCGGCGTATTTCAAACCCACCCCGTTCGAGAGGCGAAAGTTCTCGGCTTGCGGCCCGTCGCCGACGATGTCGGTATCAAAAAGGTTGTCGGCATCGACAGCGGCGCCATTGCGATAGCCCGACATCAGCCGACTGCCGTTTCCGATACCGGAGCCGGCATGAGTGACGCCGCGGCAGCAGCGGCGTGCGCCGCCATGACGGCCGCGCGCTCGTTGTAGAGCGCGTCATATGCCGCCTTGATGACTAGCGCTAAGCCAGCCGTCGATACCTTCGACAAATCGGCACCGGTCACGGGGTCGGTGCCGACACCAAAGCACCGCGGTGCAATGTCAGCAATGGTGACCTGCAATACGTCGTAGTCGCCGTTCAACGGCTGATACGCGTTGTTGACGAACAGGCTTTCGCGAGCTTGAAAGGAGACCACGCCGCTGCCGGTCGACGGATCGTAAAGGAGGTGGGTTTGCTCGGCGATCATCTCGGCCGTGATGCCGTCGGCGATGGTACGAATGCGTGCGTTGGGTGCCATGGGTAAAAGTACCTTTTGGGTTTATGCGTTGAGTGCGTCGACGCGTGCGGAAAGCTCTTTGATGGCTTGAATCAAGACGGGCGTGATCTGCGCGTAATCCACGGTCTTGCGACCGGCACCGTCTTCGCTGACGGCCTCGGGGATCAGGGGTTCCAGTTGTTCGGCAATCACGCCCAGACGGCGACGGCCATCGGGGTTGTAGGTCTTTTTGTAGACGTAACTCGCCGTCTCGATGGCGCACACGGTGGCAAGCCCGGCGCGGACGCGCTTGAACTTCGTTTTCAGCGCCTTGGAGGAGCCCACCTGAAATCCGCCGGTGGCGTAACAGGTGCCTTGCAGCGCCGGGTTGGCGACGCCTTCATGGATGATGCGATAGGCGACGGCACCATACGACCAGCCGCCGATCTTCATCACGTTGTCCGTGTCCAGACCGAAGTGGACGCCGCATTGACCTTCGCGAATGAAGGACATCGTTGCCGACGCGCTGTTGTTGGTGGCGTTGCCGATTTGCAGGGAGGTATTGCGGTCGTTGCCACTGCTGCTGACGGATGCGATGTTCGGTGGCGCGCCGGACGAGAAAATAGTTCCGGCCGTGCTGTTGCTGTTGCCGCGTAGGATCGCCGTCTGGTTCACCCAGCTTTCCAACGCGACGTTGCCCATATCGGTCGCATCGATAGTGACCTTGACCTTCGAACCACTCCATCCGATTTTCACCGCGTTATTCAGCTGACCTGTGCCGGTGCCCTGCTGCACCGGTGTGAAGCCGAGTAAGTTCTGCTTGGCCGCCAGCGCTTTGGTCATCGTCGCCGCGAAATTCGGATCATCGCCCATCGCATCGGCGAGTTCCTTTAGCGTATCGAGTGCGCCGGGTGAGCCGTTGATGAGCGCGTTCACGGCTGCGGTGATCTGTGTGGTCACCGCCGTCTGCAGCGGCCGTGCATCGAGCGCGGTCTGCAAGCCGTTGATGTCGGCGATCGGATGCGAGTGGGCGAGGGCAGCAGCGCCGATGTTGGCCAGTACTTGCGCCGGCGTTTTTTCCGCGAGCGCTCCGGTGCCGTTGCCGACCAGGTAATTGCCAGCGGTGAAACTGCCGGCGCCGGTACCGCCGCGCGCCACCACCAGGGTACCGCTGGTGATGTCGGTCGCTGAGTGTTGGTGCGATGACGGTGCGAAGGTGAGCGGCACGTTGCCGAGATTTCGGTAGTCGAGGTAGTACGCACCGTGTTGGCCGTCGAGCAGATCCGCGTCCAGTCCGTTGTTTGCACCGGTGTCGTACGAGGCCGCGCCACGGATGCCCAGCGCGGTGACGAACGCCAGTGCACTGACCTTGTTGAGTAGCGTCTTGACGAAGGCGCTCGGTGCGCCGACGCCAAGGCGCTCGTTGAGTGCGACCAGCAAGCTCTTGGGCGTGATGGCGAGCTGAGGGTCGGTGCCGGTGAGGGTTTCGGCATCGGTGGCGAATCGCACCACGCCGGTGACATCGGTGGTGGCCAGACTCATCTGAAAGTTGGTGTCGCCGAACGTGAGGCTGTTGGCATCAATGTCGGCGAACTGCACGTCGCCGGCGAGCAACATGGTGGCCTGACTGCTCTTTTGCAGCAGGTCGGTGGGTTGGCTGTACACCGCGAACAGCGTGCCGTCGGCAAGGTACAGGCCGACACCGCGGACGCTGTAGGTGTCGGTACTGTCATCACGGATGGTGACGTGCAACGTGTCGGTAGCGACCGCACCGCCGCTGATCGTGCTGATGCGCTTGCTCTCACCCGGGATGACCTTCGTCGTGGGCGACGGGGTGAAGGGGGTGGCCGTGATACCGACGCTGACGATGGTGGTGGGCGCCGTGCCGTCGTGCGCGGCATTGCTCAGTGCGGCGCGACCAGCGGCCGTGACGATGAGTTTGAGTGCGGTCATGGGGTGGCAGCCTCGGCGTATAGGTTCAGGCGGGCATAGATGCAGGGACGGATGAACGCGGCGACGCGGAGGCGTCCGGTAAGCGTGGCCGTCTGCGTGAAGGTGAAATGGCTGCGCGTGGGCTTCGTGCGATTGACCTCGGCGATGACGTCGTCGACGAACGCGGCGCTGGCCGGCTCGCCGTCGATACCGGAGACGGTGAGCTGCATGTCGAAGGTGTACGGGATGCCGGGTGGGTCCATCTGCCACCACTCGGTGAGCACCACCGAACCGCCGAAACTGGCGATGACGTCGAAGACGCTTTGCGCGGTGCCCTTGCGTCGGGCGATGTCGATGGCACTGGCGACGCGGGCGCGTTTGACGGCCAGTGGCCAGTAGCTCTTCCACGCGCTGATGCCGAGCGCCCACGCCAGCCATGCGAGCTTGTCTTCCGGACAGGTGTGCGGATTCCATAACTCGGCGATGGGCACCGGAATGTCCGCTAGGCGTGCGGTGGCGGCCTCGATGGCGCGCTCACTGGCCGTGGCATTGGGTGGCAAAAGGCTATTCATCGATTCCGCCATACGCGAGCGCGATCGATGTGCAGTGGGCGGCCTGTGTGCCGCTAATGACGATGTTGGCGCTCGGTGACGTCAGATCCGTGCGCTGGATGCCAGGCACGCGCAATGCACCGTAGATGCCATCGAGCGTGATGTCGCGATCGAGCTTTTTAGAGTTCGCCAGATAGGCCGCGAGGTTTTTATCGGAGGCAGCCAGCACCAGCTCACTATCCGGACCACCGAAGGTATAGCGCGTACCGACGATGGCGAAGGGGACGATTTGCGCGCTTTGCACCGTGACGTGATCGGTCAGCGGGCGCACGGTTTTTGCACTGAGCGCGCTGGTGACGATAGCGAGTAGATCGTCATCGGCCGTGCCATCGCCAATGCGCGATAGCACGCTGACGACGACCTTGCCCGGTGTGGGGCTGGTGGGCTTGGCGTCGAGCACCAGGCCGGACGCACTGAGTGCGAGGAAGATGTACGCGGCATCCGGGCCGGCGACGGAATAACCGGAGGGCGCGAGCGTGACGCGACGGCGTAACTCGTCGTCGGATTCAAACGTCGGCGCGACGCCCAGCGATGGATCGCCTGGGTCGAGGGTGAGACGGGTCACGCCGTAGAAGGCGGCGAGGTTGTCGAGTGTCCCCTTGACGGCGAAAGCGAGCAAAACGCTCTTGGCCGCATCGTTCACCCGTTGCCTCAGGTTGAATTCGCGGTACGCGGCGACCTGCAGGATCTTGTACGCCGGATCGGATTCCACCAACGCGGTGAACGACGGATCGCGCGCGATCAGGTCGGCCAGCGTCTCGGCGAAGATCTGCTCGTACGCGAGCGTTTCCACTACCTCGGGCGGCGGCAGGCGCGACAAGTCGACGGACGTGGTGACCGTCATGGCAGGCGGGGAGCGGGTGGCGTAGGCATGCCGGCATGGTGCTAACGGCATGCGCGTGCGTGCGAGGCGGTAGCGATGTACCAGTGGGCTGGTACATCGGAAGCGGCCTGCCCAGCGGGACCCCACGCAGGGCACCATGGCCGCCTCATGAAGTGGAGCGGCCGGTGACGCGCGTCAACGCGGCACCGGCCACCCGACACCGCAGCAACACCTGCAGGCCAAGCCAAAGGCTCCACACCCCGTCGACGGAGCCCGGCGAGGCTATCACGCCCGTCAACAGGATCTGAGTGATGCAGGATGTTCGTTGTTCGCGCTGCGCGAAGTTGCTCGCGCGCGCCCGTGTTTTTGATGTCATCGAAATCAAGTGCCCGCGCTGCGGGACGATCAATTCGTTGAGGGCCGTATCGAGTCCCCTGCCAGCGAGCCAGGGAGCACCGAACGGAAACACTCATGACGCACACGACTCTTCCCTACACGATCCATCGCGGCGACGCGCTGCAGGTGTTACGCGGCCTGGCTGATGCCAGCGTCGATGCGGTGATCACCGATCCGCCGTATTGCTCCGGTGGCCAGACCATGGCCGCCCGCGCACGGCCGACCGGCGAGAAGTACATCAACAGCGACAGCAAGGCACCGTTGCCCGACTTCGAAGGTGACTTCCGCGACCAGCGCGGGTTTCTCGCATGGGCCAGCCAGTGGCTCGCCGAATGTCATCGCGTGACGAAGCCCGGCGGGCATCTTCTCGCGTTCATCGACTGGCGCATGTTGCCGACGATGACGGACGCCGTGCAGGTGGCCGGCTGGGTCTGGCAGGGCATCGTGGTGTGGGACAAAACCGGCGGATGCCGCCCGCAACGCGGACGCTTTCGTAGCCAGGCCGAATACGTGGTGTGGGCCAGCCGCGGGCCAATCGATATCAAGGCGCACCCGGTGGTGTTGCCGGGTGTTTTACCCGTGCATCCGCAGCTCGGTGGCAAGCAGCATCAGGTCGGCAAGCCCGAATCGCTGATGGAAAAGCTGGTGGCGATCGTGAAGCCGAACAGCACGGTTCTCGATCCTTTTATGGGTAGCGCCACGACGGGCGTTGCCGCGCTACGCGCTGGTCATCGTTTTGTGGGCGTGGAAATGTCGGAGGGATATTTCGGGGTGGCCGAGGAAAGATTGCGAGCCAGTACCCACCTCCCAGCTATTTGAGCCATCCAAAAATGGCCAAATTCGGCGAAGGGCAATGTTCGCCTTAAGCGCCCTCAGCGATGCGAACGTCACGTTCGGCGGCGTTCGACGTCCCCTGTTTCTTCGAAACGTCCGGTCGCATTCATCCGCGGCGGGTGGGGCTCTTTAGTTGATCCTCTTTTCACATTCGACATTCAGTCTATGGATCGACGCCGATTCCCAGCCTCCCTGATTGGGATAGTAAGTATAGAAAATGTAAAACTCCTTGCCGATCACATTTGGGTCGTCACCCTTTCCGGCAGGAGCCGCATACAGCACGGACGCTACCGAAGAGGCTGTCGTTAACAGCTGTACAGGTGGCCAATGGAGTCCATCGGCGGAATCGGCATAGCTGATCGTTTGAGTATTATCAAAAATGACGACATAGCGTTTGAGATAGTCGCTCCAGGTCACAACAGGATCTCCGGCACTCGACTGCGGATTCAGCACGCTGGTTGAGAGGCCGCCGAGACCTGGTTGATCCCATTTTCCCTGATAGTACTTTTCGAAAGATGGGAGCGCTTTCGGAGTGTCGCGATCGAACGCCGCGTGGAGAAATTCATCCATCGGTACGCGCGCCACGGAAAAAAAAGTAAGGTCGCTGCCTCCAACACCTCCGCTCTTCACTTTGTCGGGAAAGTAGTAATAGAAATACTGCCCAGAGGAATTTGACACCAAGTTTCCCGGCGTACCGCCGTCATACTCATTGACTGAAGGTGCCGCTCCAGGCTTGAACGGCACGTTTGCAGTAACGATAAAGCCAAGATCGGTCCAGGTCACGCCTTCGTCGGTGGACTTGGCTACGCCGATCATGACGTATTCGCCATCCTGATTGACAAGGTCGGTCCAGCGGGCCGCTTGATAGACCACTAAGAGATTTCCGGCTCCTGGATGACCGTCCGGAATCCTTAGAACCGGGCCGCCGCCAACGTACACGACGCTATTTTTCTTGAACTGAGTGCTCTGGGGAAGAATGAACTCGCGCGGCGATTCTGTTCCTAATGGATTGTCCAGAGTGCCCACGGTGCGGGTAATCGAGCCATCCCTTTCCTGCGCGGCACCGCATTCTCCATGGCAACTACCGTCGCTGCCGAAGAAGAGATAACTGGCGTGATCGCGGCTCTTGACGATCCCTAATTGCGTGTCCGGCCAATCGAAACCGGTGGGGCCAACAATGCCTGCGGGCCTGGCGATATTGCCGGCCGCAAGCCGCTGCTGCCAGGTTGCCACAACCTTCTCGTCGAGAACGTGCGGAGCGCAGAGGCTGGCGGTTGGTTCCGTGGCCTCAGTCTGCGCAACGAGATTGCTGACTGACGCAAAAAACAATGTCGAAGCGAAACTTGCCGCAATGGTGCATCGATAAAGACAAGACACAGTCATTCGCATATTCACATTATTCTCCGTTCAATCAATGCTTCGCGTCGGTCAAGATGTATTCCCTCAACTCAATAACACTGAATTGTGGGCGTCGTCTGCGCTCGATTTGACCCTCGAGATTTCTCGTGGTCTGACTCGGATATGAGCGCTCATGTCGAGAAGTCGCCGTATGCCTAAGTCTAGTGACAACCAAGAGCACCGTCTTGTGCTTCAACTTCGCTATGACAGTGATGTGTCCGCTTGGATGCCGGATGAACGGAAGGAGGACCGAAGCGGGACTGATTTTTTGGCAGTGTTCTTCTCGGTGCATTGAAGCAAAGGTCGGTGTAGTGCGATGCCTAACGCTTTATGAGTTGATCAATCAGCAAGTCGCGGATCATGTCGCGGTCACCCGCAGCGAAGCCGAGTAGGCGCCGACGCGGGTAACGTACACGCGGGCCATGCGCCGCCACGCGATCCTCGCCACCCTCCTGGTGCACGCTCGCGATCTGCCCGGCCCGGCCGGTGAACTCAACGCTGGCGAAGGCATCGGTGGCCTTGGCCTTGAGGTATTTGGCGGTGCGCAGTTTGGTGAACATGGCGCTGCGCTTGATGCGGCCTTGTTTGCCCCGCAGTTTTTTCCGTGCCTTGCGTGGCACGAACGCGGCGCCGTCGGGGTCCATCTGCGCCGCGATGCGTTGCTGTTGGCTGTGACGTAATGCGCGGCTGATGGCCAGGGCGATCGCGCGGCGGCGGGCGGGTGCGAGCTTGAGTAGCAGGCCGGCGGCCCAGTTCTCGAGCAGGACGAGATCGTCGCTCACGCCGGCGGCACGTCCCAACGGGCGATCAACTGCTCGCGCAGGTAGACCTCCCAATGCTCGGCGGTGAGCTTGGCCTCGGGCTGCGGCTCGTCGGCGATGCGGATATCCAGCTTGCCGTTGCCAAGATCCTTGACGATGACGCGCTCGGTGAGTTGCAGCTTGATGCTCAAGTCGACCTTGTCGTGGTCGATGATGTCGGCCTCATAGGTGATGCCGCTTTGGCGCTTGTCGACGTTGTCGAGCAGCTCGGACTGGTGGACACGCAGCCAGATCAGGATAGCCACCCATACGACGAGCGGATCACCGGCGAAGTCGGTGAGGATCAGGTTGAGCGTGTACGCAGTTTCATAGCTAAGGCCGGGCGCGTAGGTGCTGTGCAGAGCGCCGGCATCGATGAAGACCAGCAACCGCTCGGGATCGCGAGCGAGATCCGGCAGCGCGGCAACGAGGGCCGCGCGTAGGCTGGCGGGCTTCTTCATGGCCTGGCACCGGGCGCGGTGTTGATGCGCACCCAGTCCTGTAGCGCGTTCAGCTGAGCGGCGGTGGCGTGGCAGGCGGTGTAGTTGTCGATGACGGTGCTGGCGACGGTAGAGAGTGCAAGGCCGCTGGGTTGCGCATCAGCAGCTCCGGGGGTGCCGGGCAATACGTCCGTAGCGGCAGCGTCGTGCACGCGGGCAAAGCCAACAGGCACGAGGCAACGAGCATCCGCTTGGGCAGTGACATAGACGGGGATCTCCTTGGTGAGGGTGGCGCCGATGTCGTGTACGACCTGCACGCGATCGACGTACTGCACAACGATGTGGTCGCTGGCTTGTTTCTGTTCGAGCTGGCCCTGTAGGGTGCGGGCGGCGGCCTCGGCGGCAGTGGCTCGCGCTTCGGCGGCGGTGATGCGGTAGTGGGTGATCCACCCGTAGAGGCACAACGCGGTGATCAGTGCGACGCCGAACAGGATCTGGCGCAGCAGGGTCATGCGGCCTCCGCGGTCGCACTGAGCGCGGCGCTATGGCGCGCGTACGCGCTGGCCAGCTTGGCGTCATAGAGGTTCGCCGCGTAGGCCGGGCCGTTGTAGAGCTTGGCGAACGCGGCCCACCGGCGCGCGCGCAAGGCCTTGAGCAGATCCGCATCCAGCTGGACGAAGCGGACGAAGGCGACCAGGTGCTCACCCTCGCCCTTGCCGAACGCAGTGGCCATTGCAACTGCACTGGCGTAACCGAGCGCGGTGGCATGGTAGCCCATGATCTGGAAGCGGCCCCAACTGCAGGCGGCAGTGGCGGCTTCCGGGTGGATGGCGACGGCCTGCGCGAGGCGTGCGTATTCCGCGGCGTTGCCGACGTAGCCGCCGCGCTGCTGCGACAGGATCGACGCCGGCAGTGCAACGGTCGTCGGATCGATGCCTGCCGCTACCAGCTGCTGCCAGAACACATGCCGCTCGAACAGGATCACCACGCGACCATCGGACAGGAAACCACCACGCGGGCTTTCGACCTCGATCACGGCATTGATGGCGGCCGACTCGCAGTCGAGTGTGACAGCCGCGGTGTCGATGTCGTTCTGGGTGAGTGCGAGCGGATCGATGGTGCCGGTCAATGCGGCCTGTGTGCGCGGGCCGGCGATGCCGTCGACGACCTGGCCATGGCTGCGCTGGAACGCGCGTACTGCCACCTCGGTGGCGGCGCCGTACCAGCCGTCGATGGTGAGCGGCTGACCCGCGCGGACCAGCCGCGTCTGCAGCACGGTGACGTCGCTGCCGTGGTCACCGACGCGCAGGCTGTTGGGGTTGTTCATCGTGTTGGGTCCGTAGGATGGCGGCGACGTTGCCGCGGGCGGTGAGGCTGAGCACGCACAGCACCAGGGCAATGCCGAGGTCGCCGAGGTGGATGTCACCGGGTGGGTACTGGCCGAGCGCGATGCCTAGCGCCGTGCTGCCGGTGGAGACGATCAGCAGCCACGCGGCGATGCTGACGATGGGTCGGTAGCGGGCACCCTCGCGGCGGTAGAGGAAAAGGCGCACGCCGGTGATGGCGTTGGTGGCGAACAGCAGCAGGGCAATCAGGTGATCCATTACGGACCTCCGCGGCGCAGCAGATTGCTGATCCATGCCGTGAGGTCGATCGTCTTGATGCGCTCGATCAGCTGGACGGTGAGGGCAATGACGATGGCGGCGGCGATGAAGGACGCGACGCCGGATTCCTGCAAAGGAATCTGCCGCATGAGTAGCGGTGCAGCGAGATAACCCATGATCCAGCTGATGCCGAAGTAGGCCAGCCGCGAGCGCATGGACACCTCACGCGCATGCAGCGCCATCAGCGCGGCACCGGCAAAGGCGCCGATGATGGCGTTGCCGTCGATGCCGGGAATGAGCGTGGTGATGCTGACGCCGGTGGCGACGAGGGCGATGGAGCTGGTGGTGGTCGGTTCGGCCATCGGTGGTCCCCTGTCAGTGCCAGAGCTGCACCAGCGCGGTCTGCGACTGCGTGGCCTGTACGGTGTCGGGCAGGTTGACGACGGTGCCCAGCGGCAACACGACGCCGAGATCGGCGAGGCCGGGATTGGCGGCGAGTGCCGCCTCGGTGACGCCCTCGGTGCGACCCAGTACGCGCCAGCACAGCGCATCCAAGGTTTCGCCCTGGTTGGCGCGCACGATCACAACAACTCCACATCCGCACGCGGGCGGCCGAGCATGTCGCGGATGGCGTAGCGCACGTTGCGGCGGTAGTCGTCGATGGTGGGATCGAGTGTGTCGGCGCGCACGTGGCCGGCGTGCGTGGTGTCGACATCGCGGTAGCGCTCGATCAGTTCGGCCTGCGCGCTGGCGTAGACAGCGCGGCGATACAACCGCACCAGGCGCGAGGTGCCGGCGATGATCTTGCTGGGCACGTTGTCGAGCGTGGCGCGACCAAGATCAACCTGCTGCTGTTGCCAGGCGTCGAGCTGATCCTCGACGGCGGACATGGCCAGCGCGATGCACTCGGTGAGGCGCTCATTGGTGACGGTGCCATCCACGCGCATCACGGCACGTGCCTCGGTGAGGTCGATCGACGGATACCAGTCGCCAGAACGCAGGGGATCGGGCGCGGTAGTAGGCGCGGTGGCGACGAGACCGGACATCATGACCTCACAGGGGTGCGGTTCGGAATAGGTGCGGCGGTGATCGGTGGTGCATCGGGTGGGAGAGAGGTCACACGATGTCCACCGAGCCGCCGCGGTGCTCGGGGCGAGCTCAGGTGGCGACCGGCGTCGACAGAGCCCGCTGCTTTTGCAGCTTGGTGATCTCCGTCTTGA